TATTTCTTCGCCTTCTGCCGGATGTCCTTTAGGCCAACGTACTCCTTGATCAGCCCAGTAACGTTCTGTGATAGGCTGGAAGTCTAGTTGTACTGGATGTCTATTGTCTTCAATGTCAACTATCTGGACATTATTTTTTGTAAGAACATCAACAATAGTATCAAGATGATTAACGTAGCCTGTGCCGCCAATACCAAAGAAAGCAACTTTACCGTCCCATCTTCCCAGTTTATACTGGGGCATGTATCGAGCATAAGGCACTTCAAATTTAAGAGCATTGGCGAGCTTTCGTCGTACATCGACCTCTAGTCCTTCTAGTTTGATGTTTACTTCGTCTTCAATTATTAATCTACAAGTACTCATGCTTTATAAACATAACCTCTTAAAAATGGACTTGCATCATCGTCATAATGCAATACCAAATCAAAGCTCTCTAAGTAAGGACCTACTTTTGTTGATAGCCTATTAGCACTACTTGTAAATGCAGCACTAGGATGCCAGTCGGCCTGTAATAGTGGCTTTGGAACTTTATTATTACTAATATACACTATTTTGGTATTTTTGTCAACCAAATTGTTTAATTGTTTTTGTTGAATAAATTGATTAAAGTGTATACCTTCTCCTACATTTTCTTTTCTAAACATAACACTGATTTTGTCATTAGGAATAATGTTTGCAAACAATTTATAGAATGTAGTTAGTTCGTCAAATGCATATTTTTCATCTAGTACAACTAACAGTGGAAATCTATTCAACTCAAGTATAGATTCTGCTAGCTGTTCTAATGTATACTTGTTGCTGTTTACAAGTACTCTCTTTTTAGTTCTTTGAACTATTTTTGCTGTTAGAGGAGTTACTTGTCTAAAAGAATTATGTAATTCATTATCATCAAAATCTGCAATTCCTATTACGTCTCTTTGATCATAATAGTGTATAAGATTCTCTTGTGACGGTTCTCCGATTGTAGAAATAGCATAGTCAAATGCTTTGTTAGATATATTGTTTAAGTTAAATCCTCTTAAACTAGTTACGAAATTCTTTTTGTTTTCATTCATTTTTAAAATCTTTTCATAATATTCTTTTATCTCTGTGTCAATTTCAAAATTATTTGATTCATTAAAGTTTGATAAAATTTCAAACACAGATTTTTCGTTAAAAGGAAAGTAATGAATTTTATTTTCCTTGTCATAGTCTCCTTCACCAAGTGAACGTTTAATAGCTTCTATATTGCTAATAAGTTTCTTTTGAAAAATAAATCTTATTGCAATAAAAGGAGCCTTGTCACTTTCGTAAACTTTATTAGGTCCTTGATCATCTACAAGTTTAACCCAGCGACTTCTATCTATTTGTCTTAGAGGTAATCTAGTCGTATTAATATTTTCTAGATCAATATTGTATTGATCAAATTGTGATTTATAGTATAAAACTTTTTGTTTAGCAAGATCATATTGTCTATCAGTAAACCCTATACCTTTAAATGTTTGTCTAGCTAAACTATAAACTAAGTTCTTATCAGAATTTTCGATTTGAAATAAAATTGGAGAGTCGGTTGACCCAACTTCCTTAAGACCAGCAAGTGTTTCTATTGCATCTTCGCATGAGTTTAACATTGAGTTGTTTCCTTTAGCTTTTAAACTATTATAAACTACTATAAGGAAAAAGTCAATCTTTATCGGCGTTTTCTTCGATAATTTCTTCTAATTTATGAAGTATTCTTTTTAGCGGAATGCCTTGAGATATTTCTTCAATGGTCCACTCAGTGTATGCAATATTGTTTGCCCATTGCTGTCTGTCTGGCATGTCAGGATCTTCAATACGTTTTAAGTTTAAGTTAGCAACTGGTGCAGCTAGGCTTTCAGGACCTGTAAAAATAGGTACTCCATTAAGTGCTGCCTGTGTTGCAGGATTACTCGACCAATTAACTACACACCATGCATCATTTAGTTGCTTATCAAAATCAAAGTCGTCATAGGTGCCTGCTACTTGTCTTGGTTGATTAAAATATACGTCATTATAATTTTTTATAGTTTCTTTAATCCAGGTTTGATCTAAAGGACTTCTTGGATGAGGACGAATACGTATGTCTCTGTCTGTAACAGTTCTTATTTGAGTTATAATACTTTCAATCCACTCAGTGCTAGTAGGCATGTCACGCCATTGATGACTAAATTCATTTTGACCTAATACTAATACATACTTAGGCTGATATGTTCTAGGTCGCCAAGGTTGCATTTTTAATTTTAAACCTGTAAGTCTATCGCTGATGTTATCTGTTTCATGTCCGAAATATGCTTCACCGTTAATACCACCAACAGCTACCTTCCATGTTTTATTTCTTATAAGACCTCCGACTTCAAGAACAATTACTGGCTTTCCGGCTTCAGTAAACTTTTTCATTACCTTCTGATTGCCTTTCATTCTACCGTTCCATAAGACGCTCCATATAACGGCTACATCTGGCATATCCCAGTTACCTTCTACAACTGTATGTCCTAATTTTTCTGCACCTTGTTTAAATGCTTGGAACACAGGTCCTGCGTTCATTGCACCAAAGTCTGTAAACATTCCAAATATCATGATTTTACTTTTTCCACTAATTTTTCAAAATCGTCTCTGCGTTTTAATCCATGTTTGAAATGTACAAGATATGACTTTAATATACTCCTGCTCATAGGAGTTTTATGCATTCCTGGATTGATATCATTCATTTCTTTTTCTTTAAATTCTTTAACAACAGCGCCGTATACATCGCCGTCATAAAATCTACGAAGGTCTTCTTTTTCTCTATTAACATATCTCTCTTTGTATCTTTTTACAAATTTGTCGTAGTGCTTATGATTTTTGTTTAAAGCAAAGAATCCAGTTTCGCAACTAAACATCAACGGACTAGTTTCGTCATGTTTAATAGCATGGTGCCATACTCCTAAGTGAGTTGATAATTTATCTTCAGGAATTAACGACTCAATAAATTCTTTAGTTATATGCTTTTTAGTAACTACGTCTGCATCTAACCAAACTAAAATATCTGTTTCGATATTTTCCATAGCATGAATAATTGAGTATGCTTTTTTTGCAAATGTTTTTTCAGAAGCTTTTCTTTTTTCTTTTTGAAACACAAAATAGTCAGGATCGAGATCTTCAAACGGAACTTTAACGAATCTACTATTGTTAAAAAGTTCAAAGTCTTCTACATACAATACAATATGAATGTTTGGATCCCAATACTGTAGCATTGTTTCTAAACAGTGTTTTCCTACTTTATCATAGTAAGATTGATCAAAACTAGTTATTACCGTAACTTTACGCATGAATTTCCTGTCTACATAAATATATACGTATTTAACTGAAAGAGGATACTATGAGAAAATTTGCGGTTGTAACAACTTTTAATCAACAAGGTCTTGATAGGTATGCACAAAGATTTATCAACACATTTGATAAGAATATGCCAAATGAAATTGACCTTCTTATCTATAGCGAGAGAGCTAATCCTACTATTCCTAAGAATAAAAGAAGAACCGTACAGATTTTTGATGTAGAAAAACAATTACGTAATACACTAATTGCATTTAAGAAAAGATGGAAGGGAGTTCCTAAAGCAAACGGACTAGCTCCTGATGGATCTAGACTAGATGCAGGAAAAGCATTTAAATGGGACGCGGTTAGATTCAGTCATAAAGTTTACGCAATTTTTGATGCTGCAAAAGAAACAGATGCAGATGTGCTCATTTGGATGGACGCCGACACTGTTGTTCATAGTCCAGTTTCGTATGAATTTTTTGATAAGTTTATTCCATCTAATGTATTCACAGCATTCTTAGGCAGAGGCAGGAAGTACACAGAGTGCGGATGGTATAGTATGAATTTAAAACATCCACATGCTGATAAATTTTTTGAAGAGTTTCAAAAAATGTACGACGATGCAGAAAACGGAATATTTCAAGAAAAAGAATGGCACGATAGTTATATTTTTGATGTGGTACGAAAAAGACATGAACAAGAAACTGGAACTGTAAACAAAGACATATCCAGTGGTATAGAAGGTGAAGGTCATCCTTTAATTAATAGCGAACTAGGTGCATACTTTGATCATTTAAAAGGTGATAGAAAAAGCACTGGGCAAAGCAAAGCTAAAGATTTAAAAGTTCAACGTAGCGAAGATTATTGGAAATCTGTTAGATGAAAAAAGGTCTTTTAGATATTGCTACACGTATTATCTTAGAAAACAAATGCACTCGTCTGTGTGAAATAGGAACACACCGAGGAAAGACAGCCGTACAATTAATTGATTTTTGCTGTAAAAACTTTCCTGGCAAAATTATTTCTTATGAAGGATTTGATGTATTTGATTATGCATGGAATAATGAAGAATTTAACCGTAAAGAAGTAAACGGAAAAAATGGTGCAAAGTACGGATTAGTAAAACGTGATATAATGCACTATGAAAAAAAATATCGTAATTTAAAAGTAAAGTTACATAGAGGATTTACACACGAAACTTTGAAATATAAAAAATATGATTTCGTTTATATTGATGGCGGTCACAGTTATGATACTGTAAAACACGATTACGAAAAAGTTAAAGATAGTAAAGTTATATTATTTGACGATTGCCAAGAGCCAACTGTTTTTAAATTTACTGAAGAACTAAGACAAAACGGTATTGATATACAATACATTGACACAGGAACTCCTCACAAATGGGGATTAATCATTAACAATTAACCACATACGTTTTTTACGATGTGTTAATTCTAATTCTTTTCCTTTACCAATTTCATTTATAGCTTCTTGAACTCCTGGAAGATTGTAGTCATCAAATAATATAATTTTTGAGTCTTTAACCATACTATAATCGTGCTTAACAGTAGCATAACTATGTCCTCCGTCAATATAAACAAAGCTATAACGTATCGGAGATGTTAGTGTTTGTTGTGTATATCCTTCAACTATATCATATGTAAAGTTTTTATATTGTCTACGCAACCGATTTAATTTTGCTATTATTTTTTCTTTATCGGGTACCGACTTACCGTTCCATTCTTCAGTAGGAACTTCTTCAAATGCATCGTATCCTTTATAGTGCAATCTATTTCTATATTCAAGAGCAATACTACACATCCATCGTGCTGTGATGCCTTTGTGGCATCCTATCTCCATAATACTTGTTGGCTTGTATTCTCGTAATAAAGGTTCTACGACTTCACATTGTGCAGGAATCATTTTATATATTGTCTCATGTGTGACCAGGCTTCGCCGCTTTTTAGTTCATCAAAGTTCCAATGAAACATTGATAGTCTTTGTAACCAAGGTGTTCTTTCTAACATAATAGGATTTTCTATTATAGATAAATCGGTGTTTGCAATATCACGTGCTTGACTAAAACTAGGATCAGTTAAAAATACAGGAACACCTTCGATTGCTGCGCCAACAGCCGGACTTGAGTTGTGTCCAACTACCGCCCAACAGTTTCTAAGATAATCTTCTAAGTTTGTATCATAAGGACTAATTGTAACATTTCTAATATTTTTAAGTTTGTTTTTAGGATCTCTAAGATTACTTAATATTCGTCTTGTGTTTTTGTCTCCCGGGTGTCCTCTAACAATTATTGGCCTGTCTGTATACTTTTTAATTTCTGTTATTGTTTCTAAAGCCCATTCTTGTATATCTTTGCCTTTCATACTCCAACCGCCGTTGCGTTGCAAACATAACAAAATATGATTACCAGAAGTACGCCAGTCTTTAACTTTAATGCCAATAGTTTTTCTAATACTATTCCAACGCTTAGGATCTAGATTATCGTCACAATATAAACCTGTTGTAGGAAATATACCGTTAAAACTATATCTCAAATAATGATGAGGATTATCAGTATTTTTATACAAAAATAGATTACTATCTGCTGTAATAGTATATGCATTATTTTTTCTTTGCATGTCTATTACGTTTTTACGTATTTGTAAATGAGGCACACGTTGTCCTATTTCGTGTACCCATCCTTGTATAAGTGCTACTTGACTTGGCAAATGCATGCCTTCGTGAACCATACCATAGTCGCCGACTTTGTTAACGCCTTCTATAAAGTTTTTTAGAATGGCAGGCTTTTCTAAATTTTTATTATTTGCCGGAATACCTCCACTGTATGCAATTACGTTTATTCTACTCATAGCATACCTTTTACTTTTTTCCAGTATTTTTCATTAGCATTAATACATTCGTCTAATGCATTAGGATATGATTGAGCTTCTTCAAGTGCAGGAATCCAGTCTTTAGATCTTGCAAATGTTGGTTCGTGCTTCATAGCATTAAACTTACTACTCCATGGATCAACTACTACAACTCGTTTGCCTAGTATTGTTGCCCAATACGCACCATGATAACTGTTTGTAACTACTATGTTAGCACTACCTAATATTTCTGCAACTAGCTCTAAGTTTTGTCCTGTGTTTACAAATCTAGGAATTGGAGTATCACCAAAATCGCTTGCTTTGATTAATTGTTTTTTATGTTCAAACCAAATAATGTCATTAGTAACATTATATTTTTTTCTAAATGCAGGGTGCATACAACTTGCACATGGCACCCATTCATATGTGTCTGTTACATCTCTTATGCCAACAAGATCAAAATTTCTTAAAAATCTAGGAAATTTTTGTTTTGCTGCGCCTTTGATATTATGACCTGCACCCCAAATAATTTTTGTTCCATTATGGGGTTTTAAATTTCTTAATGCTTCTTTAAATATATCGTCAAACTTGTTCATAAAGGTTTTATGAACTTCTTGATTATTTGCATAACTACATTCCCAAGCATTATCATACATATGCTGTAATCTTGTTTCGTCGGAATTTCTTGTAATAGTGTCTACAAACTCGCCAAATAATTCGTTTTCAATTAGGCCGCCACCGCCTACTACTATAGGCAAATTACTTTCATATGTTGTTAGATGAGGATTTGCAATATCTACTGTAATTAAATCCTCCTCTTTCATAAAATATCTTAGAGGATTACTATACCAGTCTCCTATATTATTTTGATCAGTTCTAAATACCTGTACTACTTTACTCATCTGTGGTCTCCATAAGTATATTATACGCTTTGCCTGATTTCATTTCGTCAATGTGAAATTGACCATAAGCTAGGTGACAAGCCCATTTAAAAATTAAATCTTGGTCAAAAAATGTTGGTGTTTCTATTAATGACAAATCTTTGTCACACACCGGGTCTGCTGCATTAGGTGCTAGTGTAAAAGAAGGTATTCCTGATAATACACTTTCTGTTGCTGCAATACTGTTGTATGTTACTGTACACCAAGCATCTTTAAAGTCTTCAAAGATGGGTCTATTTACCCTTGACGGTCTATCTGTTTTTTCTCTTACTACAATAGGTCTATCTGTATATTTTTTTATTTCTTGAATTGTATCTTTTTTCCATTGTTCTAGATTAATACCGTAGAACTTACAAGGTTTTTCTGAAGGTGTAACTAATAATACGTTTTTACCTGAACTTTGTATTTTAGGTATAGGTTGTTTTAGTGCTTCCCAACGATCACTAGGCCTATCGATAATTTTACTATGCTGTACAGCGTTTTTAACAATTCTGTGATACCATTTCCAACCACTAGGATTAACTGTACATTTGTAGTTTCCAAAATAACCACTATCCATATAATAGAAAGTATGCTGTTTCTCAATACACCAATTAATTAGTTTTCGCTTGCCCATACTACGTATCATAATAGGTTTGTTGCCAAAATCATAGACATAATCTTCTATAGATAAATTTGCACCTTGGGCAAACATGTTTACATATTCATCTGTTAAATTTTTACTTAAACAAATCATTTTTCTTGTCTTACTCTACGATCAAATCTTTCTAAAACTTTTTCAACACTTTTGCCTTTGCGTATACCTTCAATTGCTTTGTCTATATGTTTAAAAATACTTTCATTAACTTTACGACTTGCTTTAAAGTGTCGCATGTATGTTCCTAATATTGTTTCGTATATAGGACTTAAACTTTTACGTTCTGGGTGCAAGTCTCTACAAGTATGTCCGTGATCTTCAGCGTATCTAATACAATGTGCTAGTACATAACTATCATTAGGTTTTACAAAAATCTTATTGTCTAGTATTAATCTTTCTTCGTATACTCGAATATATTCTTTTACAAATTCGTTATAGAACTTATGATTTTTGTTTATTATAAAAAAACAACTATCACTATGCGAACCAAACTTATCGTGTGTAACACCAATATATGTAACTAACTCGTCGGCATTTAAAGTATCTAAAAAATCTTTAGAAAGTGTTCTAAAACAAATAATATCTGCATCTATAAAAACTAACTTATCACAGTCTTTTGAAAATGCATCAATAATACTATATGCTTTATATGCAAAACCTCTAGCTCTGCTTTGACCTAAATCATCTAAAAACTTACTAACTCTGTTGTCAATTTGTAAAGAATCTTTAATATCTTCAGAATATACATTTACATCAACAGGGAAGAATTTTTTAAATGTCTCTAACATTTTAAAGCCGATCGAGTCGTAGTATTCCTGACTCATTGATGTAAATGCAAAGTAGTTCATTACTTCATCATATCAAACAGTTCTTGTTTCCATAGGTCTGCAAACTCACAATCTCTATAGTTTTCAAACCAAGGTCCGCCTTCTGTGTAGTGTATTAGTTTAGGTGTTTCGATATCGTTGTATACGCCAACTAGATAATTCCAAGTATGATCAAGCTCGCCAATTTCTTCGTCTTTTAACCAACTAAAGCGATGTAAGTATGCTCCGTTAATTTCAGGATCATTAACTAGGTCCATAGTAAGTTTTTTATTACTAGGATGCGCACAGTTAAACAACATCACACTGGACCAATTCTTGCGAGGATAAACAGTCTGTTTTTGTCCATCCATTTTATATCCTGCCTCTACTTTGTAATCGTGTTGCACACACATAACAGCATAACGGTCATCTGCTTGATCAAACAGTTCTTTGATATCTGTAGTAAGAATCATATCACAATCCATGAACAAGGCCCAACCTTTAAAATCAGCAAGTTCTGGTATAAGGAATCTTGTAAATGTAAATTCTGTTGACGCAAGTTTATCAATAGGACGAGTGTACCATCCTGCATCTCTTAGTTCTTGTTGTTTTAATGGACGAACGTCTGCTCCTGGTTGCTTGTTTAAAATACTGTGTTTGCAAACTTGATATGCAATGTCCTCTCTAGTGTCATAACCTACAAATACTTTCATTAGTCTCTTCTTTCTATATCATCTTCTGTGAGTTCTACACCCATCCATACTTCGATAACTTTGGCTGTTTTGTCGCCTATGTTAGTTGCCTTGTGCCAAGTGTTAACAGGAATGTCTATGCTGTCACCGGATGACAAATGTGTAGTTGTACGCCAGCCGTGTTCTGATTCTAATATCATTTCAATTTCGCCTTCAACAACATGCCAATGCTCTGATCGTTTAAAATGTCTTTGATCGCTCAATGCTTTACCTGCATCAAATGCAAGTTTCTTTGTAGCCCAGCCATCACCTTTGTCTAGTACAGTGTATCTACCCCAGGCACGCTCTGTGGTAGGTTGACTCCATTCTTTTAGGATCCAGCTGCTCGAGTTTTTCTTATCTTCGCCGCCGACACCAAAAACGTACTCTACATCTGCATGTGAAAGCATTTCGGGAATATTGTGCTTTGTTCTATCTCCGCCGTTGGCAAAAATAATTTTATGGCTATCGCCCCAACCTAACTTAACTTGGTTAATAGCGTCAATAGCTGTGTTGTCACTGTCGTCAAATGTTACTACTTCGTCAACAACTTCTAACATTTCTATTACGCTAACACGTTCCTGTAACGGCATAAAAGGTCTACCCTTTTTACGTGTAAGCCACTCGTCTGAATTTACACCAACAATTAAATATTGGCCTAAATTCTTTGCTGCTTTAAAATAGGCAATGTGCCCTGAATGTAACGGGTCAAACCCGCCTGTAACTAAAACTATGTTCATACTGATATTTATGTGCGCATATAACTAGGTAAATATAATCATGAACACAGTTATATTACATAGACCAGACACTACTAATCCTGGTGATTATTACTCTAATCCTAGTTTATATTTCGATTTAGGTAACGTAAGTATACACGATATTAAAGATCCAAGAAGTGTAAACAAAATTAAAGACAATACAAATTTAATTATTGGTGGAGGAGGATTAGTTCGCCATAGAAAGTTTGATCAAAGAATTATAGAAGCCGTTGAGCAAAAATCAAGATTTAATAGTTTAATATTATGGGGAGCAGGACATAACTATCGTCCTAAAGAAGAAACAGAAAATTGGCACAATCCTTACTATTTAGATTTATTTGACGCTGTAGGAATTCGTGATTATTATTACGAAAGACGGGATAATTGGGTTCCGTGTGCTAGTTGTATGCACCCTATATTTGATGAAAATTTTAAAATTACTAACGATACAGTATATTATGTTCATCAAATGAACAAAAAAATTAGAGAAAACTCATTAACAGATGTTACTTACAAGTATAACAATATTGATTTTGAAAGTGCTATTGAGTTTTTAGGTAGTTCACGAAAAATAGTAACAGATAGTTATCATGGTGCTTATTGGGGTATGCTTTTAGGAAAAGATGTAACTGTAGTATCTTGGAGTACAAAGTTTGATTATTTTAAACATCCTGTACACAAGTTATACAAATACAATTCTCATAAAATTAAACCATCTAATACTTATAGAGTGTTAGACGAATATAGACAAGCTAACATAAATTTTTATAAAAAAGTAAAACTTGCAATGAAGTTATGATAAAAACTACTATTTGATGCTGTCTTATTTTTAAATGCATTTTTATCTAACAGTGCAAAATCTAAATCATATATTTTATATTCGAGACTAGATAGGTAATTGAAAATGTCTCCACTATCATAATCATAGTTTTTCATATGAACGTCTGCACATTCAAAATAAATTAATGGATTATTATCTTTTATAGTTTTTTCACAGCCTTGCATAGTATTAAGTTCGTTACCTTCTACGTCAATTTTAATTAATCCTATATTTGAAAAATTAAAATTATCTAGCTTGTCAACCTGTGCTATAATTTCTTGATATCTTCCACTATCTTTTTGTTTGGTGAGGCCGCTCCACCCTCCTTGATCCAAGTCTACAAAAAAGGAACTTTCACCTTTGTAGTTACTCAGTGCAATAGTATGTACAGTAACATCTTTATCTTTTTTATATCGAGACCTTGTAGTACTAGCAATAGATGGTATTGCTTCAAACAAATGTGCTTCTCTAGTTTTATTTTTTAAGAAAATATTTCGATACCAGTTACCTTTTCTAGCACCAATATCAATTACTGTCTTATTTTTATCTAGATTTTTTTCTAACCAAGGAAAAATTACACCATCTTCTTTTCTCTTATACATTCATACAAATCCCTAATATATAATCTCTATTTCTAGTTATAGTAACATTACTAAAATTCTTTTTACAAACATATTCTAAAAATGATTCGTTAAAAGAATGTTTCCAGCCATACTTTTCTTTTTTCTTTTTAGCAAGAGCTAAGATAAACCAAGTATTTGCATTGTTTTTATACTTTTCAATTACATTAATAGGGTCGTCTACATATTCTAGTACACCTAGTATTAAACCTATATCATATACTTTATCTATTTTAACTGTTTGTGTATTTAAGTCAGTTTTAATGTCTGCATACTCTGTTCTGTCTAAACCTAGATAATCGTTGCAATCAACAACTTCTAATATAGATTTATTGCCGCAGCCAATGTCTAGTATAGAAGAATTTTCTGGAATAAAATCTTTAATCCAAAGATTTCTTGCTTTCCAAAGTTTTGTATATTGATCTATCTTAGAGGGTTGCATCTTCCATACCTGCTACACGTAGTTTAACAACGTTAGTAATTTGCCATTGCTTTTGATCAAGTGCTTTAAGCACACCTAACCATTTGTTACGCATCAATGCAAACTCGTTGATGATCTTTTCATAATCAACAACGTCTGCCTCACCGTCAACGTATTTTTCAACGTCACGGCTAGACAGAGCTCGCTGATAGTGTTCAAGATATTTTTTAAAGTATGTGCTACGTAGCCTACGCAATTCAATATTAAGATAATTAAGGATTGCTTCAATCTCTTGAAGTTGATTAAATCTATGCTCTACAATTCCCGGCATATCTGCCGCTGCTCTTTCAACATTACCTGTTAATTTGCATTCTTTCCTTGCTTGCATTAGTTCCAGTTCAAAATGTGCTACAGCATCTGGAATTTTACTCACATCTCGAGATATTTCGCTATACCAACCCATTAATTAATCCCAATCAAAATCTTCATCTACGTAATCTGCATCATCAAGATCTAAATAATAGTTTATGGCTGCATCTAGTGCGCTGTCAGAACCTAATGCACTAGTAAACTGATCATCTTGTATTCCGTAATCAGCCATTAGGTCGACATATCTTTCAGCAGCCATTTCTATACTTTTTTTATCTAGATATTCTTTGAATAGAGTCCAAATCTCAACAATTTGACTTTCATCCATAAAGTTACTCCTCGATTGGTTGTACATCATCGACTTCAACGTCAATATCGATGTCGTCGTCAGAGGTATTTACCACAGTTGCTTCTTTTGTAAGGTAATCTGACATAACCGTATCGAGTAGTTCACCAGTCCATTTCTTACGATAGTCTAGTAGTTCTTCACCTTCGCTTGTAACATACTTCAAACGGTTACCGCTCTTTTCAATTACACCTTTTGCTTCAAACAATTCGACTAGTCCGCTATATGGATTCATTCCTGTTTCATAAGGAATCTTAACTTGTACGCCCTCGAAAGGTTTTGCGTAACGAGTTTTCATTACTTTACAACCTGCTCTAATACCACGTACTTCGCTAATTTTATTACCATCTTCATCTTCTTTTAGTTTTAGTTTTTTCATTGCTACAACAATTGAAGATGCATAGATAAAGCCTTGACCACCTGAAATCTTATCATCTGGATCAAACATATCTTGTGATGCGTATGTATGATTAGTACATACTAAGCCTACGTTATGCGAACCGATCATATTAACTGTGTTACGTACAAGTGAAGTCAATGCCTTAGGCTTACGACCCATATCACCTTTCATATCACCTTTGTTAAACTGATCAACGTCAGTAGGTGTTAGCAACATACCTAATGAGTCAACTACAAATAGTACTTTAGGACGGTCTTCTTCCGCCATTTCTTTGTAATCTTTCATAAACAACGAAATAGTTTTTGCTACATCGTCAATCATGCTCATATTCAGTTTCATTAACTTGTCTTCTGATGTATCTACATCTAGAGCATGTAGCCAAGACTCGTCGAGTGCGTTCTCTGAGTCAATTAAAACTACAAAGATGCCTTGCTGTTGTGCGTATTTTACAATGTTACCTGCACAGATATATGATTTACCTGCACCAGATTCACCTGCAAATACAGTTACCTTACCCATCGGAACACCTTTGTGAAAGTCTCCTGAAATAAGATAGTTGAGTGCATAGTTACCCGTACTAATCCAATCTGTAGGATCGTTAAATCCTGCACTCATACCTGTAATGGATTTAGTTAACGAAGTTCGAAACTTTGTTGGGTCAAATGCTTTATTCGCCATGTGTTTCTCCTAATCTAAAAAGCGTGGCAACTATTAACTTTTGAAGTGTTGACAGGTAAACCGTGAATCTCTACTTCGGTTTCGTTAATAGCTGCCATATTGTTTTACTGTCCTTGACGTGCTCTAATCATTGCTAGAATGTCTTGAGCATTGCCACCTTCTGCAGGAGCCGCTTCAGCTGCTGGTGCTGGAGTAGGCTCTGGTGCTGCCTCTGCTACTGGAGCAGGTGCTGCCGCTGGTGCTGGAGCACTTTGACTTGTAGCTGTAGCTGCCGGACTTGCTGCTACATTTGGGTCACCTGTACGTGCTGCCATTCCTGCTGGGCGGAAGTAATTACTCCAACGATCTGGATCATATGCTTCACCGTCTACTGACGCTTCAAACATTTCTTGCATGACTTTAATCGCTGTCTCGTCTGGCTTTTTAGGTAAGAAGTCACTCAAATTATACAATCCGTGTGTATTAACCGCAGCCATTTCTGCATCACCTAGTGGACGTTCTCTACGAGCCCAGTTAGACGTTGAATAGTCTGCGTAACCGCCTTTCGATGTTTTGTTAAGACGGAAGTCTACACCTGCTGTGTAATCTGTTGGCAATTCTTCCATGTCTGGATCCATAAGCGCCTGCTTAATGATCTGGAAGATTTGAGGACCAATAATAAATCTACGGATTGGATTCTCCGGAGTTGTGTCCTCGCTTAGTGGATTGTCCGTTACAAAGCCTTGGAAAATGTATGAACGCTTTTTCCAATACTTACGACCCATATCTTCAAGACTTGCGTCTTTAAACCAGCCACGTACTTCATTAAGAATGTTACATGTTTCGCCATACATTTCCATACATGGAATTTGTACTTGTACTGGACGTGAGTCAGTTTCGCCTTTTACGCCTGCAAATGGAAGTTTGATCATCAAACGTTCTACCCAGAAAAACGTGTTATCTGGATTGCCGTCAGGAAGGAAACGTAGCGTAGAGCTATCGCCTTCTTTCATATTCCAAAATGGGTAAATTGCGTTGTCACCGCCTGTGGACGGTCCAGAACCACCTGTGCGTGATTCTTGTTCTTTGAGCTTTGCTCGGATTTCTGCTAATGATGCCATAGTTGTGCCTCCTATAATGTTATGCCTATGTGCTTTTGTGCCTATTTGTTTGTAGCACAGTATTTATTATATGCTCTACTACAAACAAAGTCAAGTCTTTTTTTAAAGAAAAAACATAAAAACTTAAAGAAGATTAGCCAATTAACGTAAACCGGCTAATCTTCTCATATCGTCAAACTCTTGTGTATCTATTTGTTGCGGGTTCATACGCATTTGATATTCTTCAAAAGTTTGATTAATTCTTTCAATAAAGGCCTTTGCGGGTTCTATGAACTCTTCGCCATAGTCCTTTTCAATCATAGTTAATACAGCCGTTTCGCCTTTTGGAAACTCGCCTGTTTCTTTATCATAATAACTTAATACAAATTCGCCTAGTGGTGTCTTACCTTCTTTTTCTAATGTAATTTCGTCGCCGTCTGGGCCTTGGATCTTATCGCCTTTTTTCTTGCCGTCTTTTTTAGCTTGACGTACAGCGTTAGCGTATGCATTGCCTTCGTCCATATTATCGATCATTTGTTCAATAACACCTTGGACAATATCATCTCTATCGTCATCAGCATGTAAGCCGTGTTCCATACCGTACTCGTTAATTTCTTGGTCAAGTTCTTGATCGCTTATGCCCATTGCTTTTGCTAGTGCCGGTTCTCCACCTTTTTCATATGCTGACATAAATTCGTCTGCCATCATATCTGCTTTGCTTGGCTCTGACTGTGGATCAAAACTTTCATCTGCAAACTGGCCCAGTGATTGATTAAACAGTTCTTCTAACTCATCTTCTTTAACACATGAGCCTTTTTCGCCACGCTTTTTGCCTGGTACTTTCTTGTAACCGTCCCAGCACTTGTCATACATCTTATCGTTGCCGTGACGTTCGCCTTCGTCTACTAGATCTTCTGCTGTTAATTCTTTTGCTCGAGTTGCTTCGCCTACTAGTTTGTAAATGTACGGAAATACATCTTGTAATTCTTCATTAAACTGTTTAATTGTTAGCTCGTCAATCCAGTTTGATTTTAAATCTTCAGGAACATCTTCATAAACTGGAGTTTCAAAAGATTCAAATGCTTCTTTGTAATAAGATTCTTTTTGTAAGTTTTGTACGGTCTTTTTAATAGTGTCAAGTCTTTCAAGTACTACGCCCATATATTCTGATAGACTTTCTGCCATTACACTTGAACGTCCCATATAAGTTTTAAACTTACGTAGTTTAGCTAGTTCTTCGCTTAGGCTTGTAATATGCTTACCAAAATCATCGTATGCATTACCTCCTTCACTAACGTGACGAGCCATTGCTCTTGCTCCGTTAAGATGTTTAAATGGATACTTAAATCTTTCTCCTTCTGCACTCTCAATATATATTGCTTCTACATGTTGAGTTCTTCCGGCAGCTAGTTCTTGATTAACAGGCTTTGAATGTTTAACTAGTAGTCGTGCATTTCCTATATCTTGATAGCTCTGTCTTGACGTGCCGTACATCTTTGATTCAGTCATTTGTTCATCTCCAGGGCGATTTGTTGCTAAAAATTTATAATCTCTTTTATTTAAGTTTGATTTATTAATATCTCTAGTATCAAAGTTTAACATACGCTTCTTTGCAAATACTCTTAATTCTTTTAAAAAATTAAACCAATCTTTTTTGCCTAACGTGTCGTCCTCGTCAATTAGTTCTTGACTGTATACTACAGCTACTTCTTTTTCGTCTAGACTAATACTTACTTTACCGTAGTTTTTGCCTGATTGAACATAATCAAAATCAAAGAATCTTGCTTGACTCGGCTCATTGGTTACATTGCCTTCAGCGTCACCAATAGTAACACTTGGAAAGCGTCCTCGAATCTTATTAAAAAGTTCTTCTGATATTAAATCTAACTTCTGCATAATGTATTTATCAATAGTTGGTACTTATAAAGATTGGCATTGGTGGTTCATAGTTTTCGTCTGCTTCAATTTGATTAAAGGTATTATACACTCTAGGATCCCAATCTTTAAGAACACTCATCATCCTAAGTATTAAAAGTAATGCACTTACTAAATCATCAGTTTCACCGGGTTTGGCCTTGTAACTAGATGCTGTGGCAACAAATGCTTTTAATTCTGATATAAGTGGCGAAGAGTTAACCGTCATTTTATCGTTTTCTATCATAGTTTTTAATCTAGCACATGCTGTTACTTTTGTACTGTGTGTAGTATTAAAACCTTTGCGGAACTTACGAACGTGTCCTTTGCGTATAGGTTCACTGACAAACAAACCCGGAATGTTTTCTTCTCCAAAGTCGTTTATAACGATTAGGGCAGCCTCGCCTATACTATTGTTCTCCACGCTCCAGTAAATTCCTGTCGGGTTATTTGTTTCTTCTGCAATATATTTGCATATGTCAGCAAGAACTCTTACCTGGCCAGGTATAGCTGTAGTATTATGTCGCCATTCTGCTACTTGTTCATAACTTGGTATTTCGAATACTTGTATAGCAGCATAGTCGCCACCTGTACCCATACTAGGATCAAGTGCAATAGCGTATGTATACTGACTTGTTGGTTTTTTATACCAACGTGTTTGTCCCATATTCATAAGAGGCTTTTGACCCTCCATTGTAGCAAGTTTTAAACTATTAATAAGTGTTTCGTCAAATACTAAGAATTCACAACCATATTCTCGTCTAAACTTTTCTTCACCAATACGTCCTATTTCTGCTTCTTTCCATTCTTCATCTCTATCCGGATGTTCTTGCCATTCTGCTCTAAATGCATGAAATCCATTTATACCAATTTCTTGTTCATTTCCATGAGCATCAAATTTATCTTCTGCTTGTTTCCAGATAGTAGCAAATGTATCTTCGTCCGAGTTAGGTGTACTAGTAATAATAGCACGACCACCTGTTGCTAGTGTAGGTGAAATCGATGTCCAAAACTCTTCCGCAATGTTGGGCATAACAAACGCAAACTCGTCACAGTATAGTAATGAAATTGACATACCACGTCCTGTGTTGCCTGTTGTTGTTTGACTTACAATACGCGATCCGTTTTCAAACTCAATACTACCTTTGTTATATGAAGTAACACCTGCACGTATGTGATCTTCGCAAGTTTCATATACATAACGTATACGTGCCATAATCTCCTGAGCACCTGTATACTTGTGTGCAGCAATTAGTATTGTCTGATCTGGATTAAACATTGCATACCAGCACAAATAGATAGCAGCACAGGTAGTTTTACCTGTTTGTCTAGGCATCATATTAATATTAAAACGATAACTATGATACGAATGCATCAAACGTAGTTGATATTCGTAAGGATCAAACAACAATTTACCTTTTACAGGATGTTGTATATATGCGAATTTTTTAGCAAAGTACAAATACCCGTTATCAGGGTCCATACACTGTGCAAGATCATTTATTTGATCTTCAGTATACGTTTCTCTTGTATTAGCTTTTTTTGTTAAAACACCATCTAATGACTTACTCATGAAAGTATTTAACCAAAAAAATAGCGCCTTCTGGCGCTATTGAGTTAAATGACTTCGAAGCCTACTACGCCAACTTCTCGTGCCCTATTGAGAGCTTCGTCAAGCGTCCAACCTTCAATATGTGCTACTACTGAAATAGGAAATTTTGATGCTTGTACATCAAGTGCTACTCTACGAAGTATTTCTTCGTTAGAATGTCCTTCTGCTGTATAAAATGCAACTCTTGCATTATATTCTGCTTCTGTAGTAATCGGATCCATTGTTTAGTCCTTATTTCTTAGTTCTTCGTATTGAGCTTTTAGATTATTGTAAATTTCGTTTTCAACAGCCATTGGATTATCTCCGTCTGCTGCTGGTCTGTATTGTCTTTTCTTGCGATTAATACCACCTGAAAGATCTTGTGTCATTGTTGTATGATCACTGTATTGCTCGTCTGGTTCGTTACTGTAACCTTCTTCAGTTTCTTCGTCACAACAGCATGGGCTTTCGCCACATTCTTCACAAGGTGTTTCTTCCATTTCCATATCTGGGCCATCTACAGCTTTACGTAGACGCTCCATATCTAAACGCATTGGCATCATTTCTGGATCAACTTCTTTTGCTCCACCTAGGCCTGCATTTTTCATCATGTCTAACAAATCAGCAACATGTTCTTTACCACTTGCATTCATGTTAACATTCACTGTTACTGGATTACCTTCGTCTTTTGGCGGCATTGGTGGCATTGACGGCGACATCATGCCTCCTTCGTCCATTCCACATTCAGTTGTTGTTTGTTCACTTTCCAAAAGTGTCATCTTTTGGATCATTTCCTTCATATTCATAGTTAACTCCCTACTACACTTTTGGTTTGTTCTTCTTCACTAATGTCCGCAGATTCACCTTGAGGTACACCGTCAGTCGGTTCGTGTTCGCGTTCTTTTCTAGCTGTTTCTAGTTCTTTTAACAGATCCATTACTCTGTTACCTGCTACATCACCCTGAGCACTTTCACCGCCCATATCTTCAGTGTCCATTAACGGTTCATATGTACCATCGGATGTGTCTTCTTGATATTCTTCTTGAGGTGCTTGTAAGTCTCTTACAATAATATTACTTTGAGGTATGCAGCAGCACTGACCTAAATATTCTTGCATGACTTGTTGTGTTGTAGGATAATTTACTTCTGCTTCAAAATATGTTACTTCAATATTTTCTAATTGTGGAAAATCTAAAGGCTTTTTATTGATTGGAGTACGCTTACCGTCAGTTAGTTTTACTAGACCGTATTTTTCTAATGCAGATTTTATGTCTTCTACACAATTATCTGCATACTCTCCTGCAACACCAATTTTAAAATCGTATGTCTTTTTGCTTTCAGTTAAATATTCTACAAAATTTTTCATTATCATGCCTCGCTGTAAAATTATTTATCCAATTTTTTCAGTTTTTCAAGCAAACTGTTTCGATCAGTAACTACGTACCCTTCGCCATTCACTATATCACCGTCATTGGATCCTGCATCTTTATCCATTTTTTCTTTTTTAAGTTGCAATTCTATCATTTTTAACTTTTTATCCATTTTTGCAACCTTAGCATCTAAACTTGTCTTAAGCATTCCGCCTGCAACTTCAAATACTCTGCCACTATAGCGACTTTCAACGTTCATACCCAAATCCATTAGGTCATCATATGCTTGCATTGCTTTGTCTGCTACTTCATTAAGCTCTTTGTCAGCTAGTTCGCCTAGGCCTTTGACAGCAGGAAGCGCCGAAGCAATTTTATCAAACTCTGCAATATCTCGAAACGTTTGTTCTTGTTCGACTATTGCTGCTTCGTGTTTGTTGTCTTCTAATTTTTCCGATGTTTCTGCTTGTACTTCATTTGCATCGGGTAAATTTAGTAATTCTTCCAATTTTTTGGTCATTTTATGGTACCATTATATGCTAATATTATTTATCTATTTTCTTCGACCCTTGTGAAATATATCACCTTCGTTGACTACTCGAAAAAATATACCTTTTTGCTTACAGAATGCTCTTGCTGCTTCCCATTTTGCCATATTTACAACATATGACGCTTGATTTGCTCTACTACGACCTAGTTTTTCTCTTACTGTTTGATTTTCTGGTTTAACTTCAATTAATTCGACTCTCTGAGACCCTTTTTTATCGCTATATACTATAAAAAAGTCAGGAACATATATAGTGTGCTTGCCTGTTAAGGGATTTTTATAAGGAATTTTAATTGCTTCTGATGCCCATTTGCTTACACTAGGGTGTTCGTCACAAAATTTCATAAATGCAAATTCCCAACTCGAGCGATATGTTGGTGTTTTAGTACCTATGTACTTTTCTGGGTTTTTTGGAGTAAATTTTCCTTGTGCAAAGCGACCCATATCATACTACTATATTTCTTTTTTCTAGTTTTTCAACTGGAGTTTCAGTTTTAAAGCCTAATGTACTAATTTTTTCTCTATTGTAGTTTAAAATTGTTGCAACTATCTTACTTAATTGTACTTTTGTCAATCCTTGTAGTGTGTCTATTAAATCAAACACATTTACATCATCTAATTTTGCTTGTGTTAACAAAACTGTAGCAACACTTTGTGCTGCGGTCTTTTCAAATCCTCTTTTTTCAAAAAACGCAATAACAGCGTCAACTTGGTTACTAGGAAATGATATACTTTTTGTAAAGTATTGGTCAAAAAATTCTTTTGTTTCGTCTGCACTATCTGTAGATACAGATTTTGGTAAATTAGACATTTACGCTGTCTCCGTTTAGCTCTTTATACTGTACAATTACATTACTTGCAATATTTATGGCCTTTATATTTCCATTTTGTACAAGTTGAACAAATTCATCTCGAAATGCTGCTTGATCAGCAGCATCTAGTGCAGAAAATGTTCCTACTCCGTTAGCAACATCACCTACAACGCCTGTAGCATATGCTTTGCGTACTGAACTTAGTAATAAATCTTGATTTGTAGCAAAATTACCTAAAATTTCGTTTGCTCCTAATCTTTTTGTTGCTTTTACAGTAGTAACAGGAGTAGCTTCAGTTGTTTGTGTTCCACTTCCGCCATTTTTAGGAAAACTTGTGTTAGCTAAACCGCTTACATTAACACCTGTTGTATCTCTAATGGTATTTCCTACTATACCGTATGCTTCTTTTCTAATTCCTTCGCTTGTTAGCTCTTTAGCATTTTTAACAGTGTTTACACCTTTAATAATTGTGCCTAGTCCTATGTTTCCACTAGTAATATCTCCTATAACACTACCAGCACCAGATAATACACCGCCAGTTCCAAACAAACTAGCTGTTCCACCACCTGCTACACTAATAGGACTCGGTGAACTGTCATAATGGTCAACACCAAAACCTTTTGGTGCATTTCCTTCTTCAACAGGACCTCTTGCATAAAATACTGTTTCATATTGTACTGTCATTTGATTAGCACTAGGCTCTGCACCCAATGATTGATCCATAGTATCATGTTGAAAATCAGAAATTAAAGGATTTACAAGAGTATATGTTGTGTATTCGTGTCTTGCAAGTTGACTTATTTGTATACTTGTAAAAAATGGTTCGTAACTATCGTTGTCAAAACCGTGTCTTGGTAAATTTTCTTTACTTGTGTAAGTATTAAATCTACTGTAGGGTCCTGATGTTTGATTAGGCTTGCCTGCAGAGTCTACACTACCATAGTTACCGTCTCTGTAATAGTATCTATAGTAACCTTCCCACATTAGTGTAGTAATACCTAAGTTATCATCATGGAAAGTAATATTAACAGGATCATAATCTATTCTTGTTTGTAGGTTTTTCTTTCTGTTGTACATATTTTTTGTTTCTACAGAAATTTTGTACTTAGGAAGATCTACACTCTTAACAAGCATATTAACTTCGTTGCCATGTTTACTTGTAAAGCCTGGTAATACTCTACCTACAACTTCTTCGTTTAAATTAAATGCAACGTGATATAGAAATTTCGTTTTAGGCGAAAGTCTATGTTGGTTATCAGTATACAGACGGGCTGCATGTGCATAATCGGCCATATCCCCCTTAGGGTTTAAGGCGCCATTAACTAAATTATCTAAGAATCCATTAAACAAGCTCATAATAATATTTATCCATATGAATAATGTACGTAGATAATAAAAAAGGGACCTCACGGCCCCTTTTTAAAAGGTTTTTAACTAGATTAGCTAGAAACGCCAGTTGTTTGTGGTACTGTAGATAATGCTCTACCTACCGCTGTACCAATTCCGCCGCCTGCTTGTCCTGATGTTTGGATAGCATTGTCGTATTTGATACCTAGTGAAACTGTAACTGGTTCATTTGTAGCATATGCTAATGAGTTATAGTTTGCACTTTCTAAGTAACAACCGTATAGTTCAAATGTTTCTAGTACTTCTGGTGCGTAGTTTCCGTTACCACCGTCTAGCATTTCAATTCTTGTTACGAATTTATAGTCTAGACCTGAAGCAGCACTTGACTGTTCTAAGAAGTCGAATTGCTTCTGTAGTTGCTCACCGACAAGTTTCTGAACAGCACCTGTTGCATCGTCACGTAGTGTCAATGTAATTGCTTCCCATGTATGCTTACCTGCAAGATATACTCTTGAGTTGTAAACATCAATGGTCATTGTTTCGAAACTTACGTTCGGTCTTGTCACGTCTTGTACTTGCTTTGTAAGTTCGGTAACTTCACCTGCACTTACACCAAAGTTTTCTAGAGATACTCTAAAACGGTATTGTAGTTTGGGCATTAGCAGCCCTTGGTTTGCAGGGCTACTATCCGAAGCTAGTGGTACCGTAAATCTTGTTAGTGATGAAATAGCCATTTAATTTGCTCCTAAGTTATAAGTATTTATCATTTACAAGCCTGCTATTTCACCAGTATTTTTCAAGCGTAGCGGAATGTATATAAACTCCACAGCCTTCACTGGTTCAATTGCGATATCTAAGTATAGCTCATTACGATCTATTCTAGCTGGTGTGTTGTTTGATTCATCACATACAACTAGGTAGTCATATAAGCCTCTTGAACCTACTAGTTCAAGCATTAGACTCTCTGCTGCCTGTTTAATTTGATCCCTAGTGATCTTATCATTAGGTTCAAAAATGTAAGGCTTAGCAAGTTTGTTAAGTTGACTACGTAGGAAGATTACTAGTCTTGCAACATTAATTCTATCTAATGCGCTAGATCCTCTTGCACGAGTCTTCTGTCCAAAGTTTACAAGTCCTGCACCTGTGATAAACGTAATCGGGTTAACGTTATTGCTATATAGCGTATCACGTTGTCCTTCGTTTAGAGCAACTGATACAAATTCGCCTTCGCTATTTAAGTATCCTGTTGCTGTAGCATTAGTAATGCCACCACGTCTTGTGCCTGCTGGAGCAAACCATGGGTAGCTAACTTGGTCACTTAATGCAATAGTTCTTAGCATCATGTGTGAAGCTGGAACTACAACGTTGTTACCAAAGTTGTCGCTTGTAAATCCTGCTGGGTAAAAAATACCTAAGTACTCATCTCTTGAAACAAGTCCTTTATCGTTATCTTCTACAGCTAGATTTACGTTAGTTGCCCATTCATTTAGTGAAGTAGCATCTGGTGTTAGTCTCATTGGACTGTCACCTAAGATAAATGCTGTTAAGCCTCTATCATAGTTTAAGCTAATCATTTCACCAATTAGTTCTGGATATCCTGGAGTTGCCATAATGTTAAAGATTCTTGACTCATCGTCACGAAT